TGTCACCCTCTTTGGCAACAACAACATGAGACTTGGTTGCATGACCAGGTGTAGCCTTAGGTTTATTGAAACCTGATACGCCAGCACGTTCTAGTCTTGGATCCTTCTTAGCCATCACCACTTCCCTTGTTTTTTGCCGAGGAAATAAATTCCCACGCCGAGGATACCAACGCCTGATACCACCACCAGAATGCCCAAAGTCCACTCGATAATCGCCTGCTTAATCTCCGCCTTGCGATATAAAGTTTTCTGACGATCCTTGCGCACTTGAGATTCGATACGTAGAAGTTCCTCCCAAGCAGACTGACCATAGGCAAACTGGATATATTGCTTAATATCTGCACGAAGAGCCTCCGCTTGTTTCTTTTTAGCGAAGATGTCTATTGCACTGGGGCCAGTACCACCAAACAACACGGCATACCAAGGTTGATTCTCAGCTGACTTATGTGCAAACTCCAAGTCTGAAATAGCTCCAGCAAATTTAGCTAAGTCGTTAGAGATACCAGCAATATCTTTACCTAACTGTATGCCTTTCTTAATGGCAGATACAGCTGTCTGTGCTGCTGCAAAGGCTGTAAACGGATCAATCATTTGAATTTAACCTCTATAGGGCACACATAGTTATAATTAACCCTGTACACTCTATCGTACCATAAGCCATTCTTAGGTAGGTTGCAGTCATAGTAACAATACTGAAACAACTGATTACCACCTGTAGTCCATGCGTGATTAAAACCTACGAAGGCTAAGACACATAACATTATTTTTTATCAGCCCTATTTGATTCCATCATCTCACGAATAGACTTAATATTCTCGTCAATACGAGCTAAGGTCAACGCCTGAGACTGGACCACATCTTCCAGGGCTGAAAGCCTTACGTCTTGCCTAAGCAATTCCTTCTCATTATTTTTGATGGTATTGTCTAACGATGACACATACCATACTAAAGAAACCGTTTGTATAAATATAGCCACAACAAATGTCAGTGGTACTGACTTAGATAAATGCCACTCTTGATCTTGGTTCATTTTGCAAATCCCGCACCGAAATATAGTCCAACGATAGCTGACACAATGTGTGTGTCCAGCGGTGTGATAACGAACCCTTGGGCAGACTGCCATACAATCTGCTTGTCAGGTCCAAACAGGAAGTTCCAGAAACCCCCTTGTACTTCTGTGTACCCTACAAACACGGGTACTTCTGGATACCACACAGCTACGAGCTTAGGTAGTACGATGATTGAAATGACAGCTGAGAGTGCTATGATCCTTCGTGTCCATGCGAAGTGTTTGTCTTTTGATCCATACTCTCTGGCCGTGTTGGTTGCTCCTATGAGCATAGCCTGTTGTTCTGCTTTGTTCTTGTTGCTTTGGCCCCATATGGACATGACACCACCTAGCACGGTGGAGAATAGCATGGTGATGAGTTCTAAGGGTAGTCCGAACATACTAAGTATCCTTAGGTTTTGTATCTCTGGAAGCTCTCGTGACTGCTTCACCCTTGGTTACTTTACCATCTTTGTTAGCATCCAAGCCTTTGTTCTGTTTATAGGCTCGTGTACGAAGAGTTTGGTTGTCATAGATTACGTAATCATTCGACTTACCTATTGCCACTGGGAGATGGATAGCCATGTAAATATCACCAAAGTCTTTCATACGTCCTTTGTATGGTGTTAGGTACTTCTCCACATAAACCATCTGTTCTTCCCTTGTCATCTTAGCTAACTCAGCTGTAGATGTACCAAGGCTCTTAGCTGTAGGTTCAATGATTTGAATCAAACCTGTAGCTGAACCTGTTGGATTTTTGATAGAGGTACTAAAGGTTCCACCTGTTTCGAAGTGCATAGCCCTAAGCAAATCCTCTGAAGGAATCCCTAGGTTAGACGATACTGTCTCTACAGATGTCATAAAACCTGTATCTTGTTGTACATCGTCAGGGACAAAGAGAGGAAGCACACGATCTTCTTCTGGCTCTGTAGGCCGTGCGACTGGACGAATACTTGTAACAGGAGCCTGCTCTGTTCCCTCTGATTGTTGTATCTGTTCCTGAACGGGAGCCTCAGGTTCTGTCATTTCAACAGGACGCATCTCGGGACGTACCATATCGCCTGTGTCTCTAACGAAAGGCTCCGCAAGAGACTCAGTAATACCTGCCGCTTCTCTGGCTTTAGCATTTTCTTCTGCTGACTGACGAGATAGCTCTAGCATGTCCTTTAGAGTTGACACAACTTGAGCACGTTCTTTCTCTACAACAAGAGTTGCTCTACCCTCTAAGTTAATGCCTGCCATTTTACTGCTGTCCCTTGACGTAGGTGTTGCCGTCAGGACCAATAAAATAGTCACCGTCATTAAGGTTTGCAAACATCTTTTCATCTGTATCCGTGTTGTCTGACCAGAAAATAGGATATGGTTTAGCCTCTGTACCCATTTGAGCATCTGCTTCTGGTACTGACACTGGTTTAATTAAGGCAGCTTCAATAGCTGCTGTGTCCATACCCAACTTCTTAAGCATCTTAGGATAGAACTTAAGGATCTCGGACTGCTTGAGAACCTTGTTGTAAGCTACTCGTTCAGAGTTAAAGTTAAACCCTGCGCTCTGCACCTGGTTTCTTTCCATTGTTGGTAATTTACGACCACGATCAACAATCATAGCTGACACACTACCGTTATAGTACTTAGACGCAGCTGTGGTTACCAAAGGAACTACCGAACGATCCATACGGAACACACCACCCTCTGCACGAGCCTCCGTATCGAAAGTCACCTCGCCCAAACCTGTTACCTTCCAGAAGCTACCTTGTAGAGAACCTGAGGCAGTAGTAGAGGCCACATTGAACTGAGATAACAGGGCATCCTTAAGTTGAGCCTTAGCTACGGCTGCCTTCTCAGGGTCAAGACGAGAGATGTTATCGAGCTTCTTAAATGTGTCATCGTTAAGAATACCAGAAATAGTCTGCTGACTAAATAAAGTAGGTGATGTTGCTATGTTGACAGACGCCTGAGCAACACCAGAAAGGAAGTTGTCACGAGACTCAGGTTTATTTACAGATTCTGGTGTCTCAAGATTAATACTTAAATCAGAAGCAAAAGAAACAGCATCTGATCTTTCTTTATTGGTTCTGTCTGTAGCCTTAGATACTTCATCTTCCGTATGGAGATCAGGTGCAGTAAACTCTGGGCTATCATCAGAAGGAACCTCAGGCAGAGGTTGGTTTAGAGGGGTATACTGGCTGTCCTCTACCTGGATGTTGTTTAGGGTCTCAAGAACCTTAGGGGCGTTGTTAGCTAGAAAGGCGGAGAAGTCAGGGTTAGGTTGCAAGAGAGCAGCCTTGATTAGAGGGTTCATGTCTGGCATACCAATGATAGCTTTAGTAATAACCTCTAAATGCTCTGCCTTTGTCTTATTTAATACTTCTTGGTCATAAGACCCTAACGTAGTGACAAGCTCTTCAGTGGAATTTATCAAAGTTTGAATAGGTTTGTAGTCTTCGTCGGAGATACCAGAAGGACGAGAAGCCTGAAGGTTAGACTTTAGAATTTGAAACTGAGTCTTTAGATTAACGAACACCTCAGGAGAAATATCACCACCTTCCATCTCAATAGCAAGACCTGACATAGTGGAGTTAACAATACCACCCATCATGGTACGAGCATTAGGTATATACTCTTCTTGGAATTGCTTTGTATTCATAACCTTTGAGTTAGCAATCTGAAGTGCTGCCGCTTCAACCTTCTGAACGTCAGAGATAGCTAAAGCTAAAACATCGTCTTGTGTATAGGGTTTACCTGAGGCATCCAGGATCTTACGGGCATTGAAGACATAGCCTGGGTTTTCCCTTAGCTTGTCTACTGAGCTGTTAATAGCTTCTTGTGCTGGGTCATAGTTTAGATAAGAAACATCAACACCTGTAGCTGTCTTAATCATTTCTGCTACGTTATCGTCTATGTCAAAGCCTTCGTTAGTGTAAGATGCAACAAGAGAAGAGACAGCTGTTCTTTTCTGTAGTGGTGTTTTTCCTTTAAGATTGTACAAGGACTGTGACAAACGACCAACAGCTTCTCTTTTGATAGAGCTTTCTGTTTTTTTGTTAGCTATTGCGTAGTCGTCTAGGGCACCAAAGATCCCCTTGCCTAGCATGGCTAATCCGTCAGCAGCGGCACCTGTGCTAGTTGCGCTGGGCATTGTGACACCCTGTTCAAATGCAGAACCTGCATCACCAATATCTACAGCAAATCCAGCCATGGTTTATCCTTATTGTGTTTGTGTTCTAAACAGCTCTGCGTCATATTGAAGACCAAGCCTCATAGCATTACGCATGATGTCAGGTACGACAGCAACATTTACAAGACTACGTTGTAGGGAGTTTTTAAGTTGGTTAGAGAAACGTGAGGACCATACCTCATCATTAATCTCTTCCCAAAGTTTAGTTCCCCTTAGCATATCATCTTTGTCACCTTGTGTCAAGAGTGAAAGAGCTAGGGTAGCTTTCTGTTTTTGGTAGTTAGCAAACTCTTTATACTCTTGGTTCTCTTTATATATCATCTCACGTATGTCATAGTAGTTCTGTACTGGTGCTGGTGTAGCACCGAAGAAGACACCAAAGGCAGCGTTAGGATCTAAACCACTTACAGCAAGTTTGTGTGTCTTACTGCGGTAGTTGCCTGTCTCTACAAGCTCACGGATCTTAAAACCTTTGTCGAAGGTGGAAAGGTTACGTAGGAGTTGCGTCAGGTCATCACGAGCCATACCTGGGTTACCCCCTACCATAGCTTTGACACCCGACAGGCCAGCCGTAAGCATGTCACCAAAAATCTCACCTGAAGGGCCAAAGAGAGTAGTGAAGAGATCATCCTCGAAGAGCTTACGGTATGTGTCCTGAACCTGACCAAGAGGAGCTACACGCTGGGCGTAGGCTGTTTCTGTTCCTAGAAGATTAGACAAGACAGCATCAACTAAACCATACTTGATACGATTAAACATCTTGACAGACTCAGTATCTTCTGGGTCATAACCTAGGCTCTCTGTAATGTAGCCAGTCATCTTACCTGCACCTAGGCCTGTAAGACCAAACATCGGACCCATGACTAAAGCCATACGTACACGTTCACCTGCTGTAAAGTTACGACCAACAGCAATATTTTCCATAGCACGGATGGTAAAGGAAAGCCATTGAGTAGGGACACGCATAGGTCCACTCTGAGCAAAGTTTCTTGATTGTGTTGTCATACGGAATGTAAGGTCTTGCTCACGGTTAGTGATCCAAGTCTTACCTTCTGGTGACAGAGGGTCAATGTCAGGACGTTTAGCACGATGCTCTAGGAAAGCCGTGATAATACCTGTCATACGAGAGGCACGTTCACCTTCCTTAAAGAAGATAGTAGACTTGTCTAAGAAGTAGTTGACAGCTTTTACTGCCTTACCTTTTAGGTTACTAGCAACACCAAACTTTTGTGGAGCCTGAAGTTCTATAACTTGATTGTCTACAATGTTACGGCCACTCTCGTCAATGTAACGGACAAGAGTATTGATCTCGTCTAACTCTAGGCCTGTTCCTTTTGCTAGTCGTTCTATTGCTAACTTACGTGTAGCTGGGTTTGTAATATTAGCGATAATAAGCATAGGAATAGTCAGGCCTATGCCTTTAGTGCCCTGCACAGGGGAGATCCCTACGATAGTCAAGGCATGTAACCCTTGCAATACAAACTGGTCAGGGTTAAAGAAACCAAACTTAGAGAAGAAACCTACACCAAGTAACGTACTACTAGGATCAGTCTTAGTGAAGTCTACTTTCTTACCTGTGACACCAAAGACTGCCTCGGTAGCCGAAGCTGTGAAGGTGTCCCATTTGTCACTTAGCCATGTTGACTGGTTAAGCCTACGTTTAATTACGTCTTGTTGCTCACGTAGCTGGGCAGCAATATCATTAAACTTACCTGTGTTAGTTACCTTGGCACCAAGGAAACGATTGAGGTAGTCGTTAGTAGGAACACCAGCAGGGAACTCAACAACACCACCAGCCTTCTCAGCTAGTTTAACCCAACCGACCAAGGCATTCTGGGAGGCTGCACGGTTAGCATATCCGAATGTTTCAGATCCAAACTGGTCAGCAATGGCTGAGATAGGGTTAGCGTTAGCAGCTTTCTTACCGCCAAACTCCATGAGAACATTGTCCCCACGTTTCATGTTTAGGCGAGAACCAACGACCTCTCCAAAGGTTGAACCTACGTTAGCTACATTCTCTCCTGCCTCTTCTACTGACACCTTCTCGTCACGAGCCTTGAACACAAAGTCCTCAGAGAAGTTAACCTTGTACTATTGGGAGAGCTTCTGTAAGTCCTCTAGGTCAGTCGTATGTTTTCTCCAAGTGTTGTTGTTTCTGATAACGTCACCAAGTTCGTCATACTCAGCTTTAGTAAGTACAAGCTCTTTAATGTCCTTGACACCATTGGCACTCAGTAGTTCTCTTACTTTGGTTGAGATGTTGTTTAACTCAGTCCTTGCGAGGACAGCTTGGTCTTTACCAAAGGAGCCAAGCATAGTCTTGAAGCCACCTGAGATCTTGTTACCTGACACCAAGGTCTGTTCTTTGGTTAAGCCTACAAACCAACGGAACTCAGCGTTAGTACGAGGACCACCAACATTATAAGGCATAACATCTACTCGTTCGAGTACACGAGTGGACTTTACATTAGTGACATAGAGGTGGTCTAGGTGTGTCTCTGGTACTTTAAAGGATACTTGGTCAGGCCCAAGCTCTTCCTTACGCAAACTACGGCCTGTCTTTAGGTCTAGGATAAGTTCGTCATCAGGAATGCGAACCTTCTGACCATCCACACGGTACACCACATCTCCGAAAGTATCCGTGAAGTCAGCGTAGATACCACCCTCAGCAACTATCCTCTTTAATCTCTCAGAGGATTTGATCTGCCATGTGGCGTCATTAATATCCTGGACAGCTTCGTAAGCATCCAAGACTTTATTAGAAGGTGTCGTCTTGTACATAGTCTTGTACATAGATTGGAAAGACTCTCGTGTTGGAGCCTGACGCATATGCGATAGGTCACCGTCACGGAGCTGCTCAAAGAAGTCACTTAAGTTCTCTAACTCTTTTCCTTTGACAGCACTAATAGTCTTATCGTATGGTTTAAACAACTCCTTTATAAGTGCTTGACCAGCTTCAGCCTGCATAAACTTAGCACCTAGCTTATCACCTAGGCGTAAAGTAGCAGCACCAAATACTTTATTAATGGCATCACCAACAAAGGTGCCTTTGGCTAAAGCCTCAGCCTGCCCAGGTAAACCTAGGACATTTATTCTTTGTTCTGTCTCAACGAACCAGCCACGGCCTTCTTCTCTTTCGACAACCCTAAGGCTAGGGTCTTGGGCTGCAATGTCTTCTGCATCTACCTTACGTCTAAATGGAGCACCCGAGCCTTCTTTACCCATACGAACGATAACCTTGAAGTCATCAGATCCTTCGTCAATAACAGAACGAGTACTGACAACAACATCGTTTAGACTATCTGCAATACGAGCAGCAATATCTGTAGCTCGTGCTTCGATAACTGCACGAGGAATGTACTCCCCAAAGGAACCCTGGCGATTGATCTGCTCAAGTTTCTCAGTGATGATATTCTTTCTTGTACCGTTACGTACCTCAACACCAGAGGGACGAGCCATAGGTCCAGAGGCAGGGTCTAAGTCCTCAGGAAGCATACGCCCTGCCATGATCTCGTCTGTCTGTACACCTGCGTCATCCACAAGTTTAGTTGCCGCAACAGCCGCTGGTACTTCTCCGTCGATAACAGCAACAGCATCAATAGGACGACGAGCCTTTGACAAACTAAGGAGCTTACCTGTACTACTAAGACCAGCCTTAGCTAACTTAGTGCCACCTAAAGTAGCAATGTCAGCTGCACCAAAGGCAGCATTCAAGCCAGCCATAGGATCATCCCCTAGGTATGTGGCATCGTTAGCTGCTTTAAATAGATTCCAGATGCTATCCTCTGTGAAGATACCTTCTGATGCTCTCTCCTTGATGTATTCTTTAGCCCACTCCTTAAACTCATCAGGTTTAAGTGTATTGAAGGCTTCTCTTATTTCTGTACCCTCACGATTAGAACGGAAGGTTACATTCTCAAAGGCACCAATAGTAAGCTCTCTTAAGATATTGACATCAAGGAATGTGACAACTTTAGAGAAACCTGACTGGTCATTGTCTTCGAACGCCTGTTGCATCAGGTCATTCCAAGTCTCCATATTTGTCATTGTACGAGCAGCGTAGGCATTGACACCATTATCACCAAGCATGAGGTTCTGCATAAGCATGTACTCACCCAAGGTCATATCCTCACCCTTGGCTGTACGCTGTTCAATGATCTCTGCTACTTCCCCTGGCTCTAAGCCATCCTCAATAGCCTTGTTAATTGTCAAGGCATAGTCGAAGTTAAGTCCTTGTGTTCTTGCTGCTGTCTCTGCTGTGTTGTCCCCTACGGCACGTTCAGCTTCTACTTGGTCTACTGGAAGGTCTGTTGCCAAAGCAATGCCTTGGGATTTCTTACGTTCTACATCACTAAGAGGATTGTAGACAGAAGGCTC